ACGGCTCCAAATAGGTGGCTATGACCGAACGCGGCGAAGAGGCGGCCGCTGCCGCTTCCGAGCATGCGCTATACCAGGCCAACGAAGTAAGAAAGCGCGATAACATGGCCTACGCAATACTTTTTGAAAAGTGGTGCAAAGAGCATGCTATTGATATTAGTCACAAGAAAAACCGAGCAACGGCTTTTTCGGTTTGGCGGCTAATGGTTGAAATGGTAGAAAAAACCAAAACGGCTTCTAATGATCTTCAAGTGAAATTTGAAATGTGCGAAATGGGCTATAACAAAAAGTGCGACGAACTAAAGATTTTGCAAATTGAATTGGAAAAACTTAAAAAAGCCCTATAACCAGGATTGTTAACAATGACCACCGAAGCGCAAAAAGAGTTTTTTGTTGCAATCCTCCCAAAAGATATAGCGCGGGGCGGCGTAACGCCAATTGAAGCAATAGCAAGGGGGCCGCTAGTAATGGAAACATACCTTACTATGGCAACCAAAGCCAACGCCCACCAATCCGCCAAGCGACTTAACAGCACCTACGGCGAATGTTTAATAGGCCGCGTTACAATTGAGGCAATGGACCAAATAAACCCGCCGCAAATTGCGGCCGATTTACTTAGAAAAAAAGATACCAGGGCGGCCGATATAGTAAAAGAAATATTAGATAGCGAAAGCGACTACGAAGCCGAACTAAAATTACTTGAATGGCTTAGAAACCTTTGAAGCCTAAACGGTCCCGCCGTAGTGACGCCGTAAAGCGTCTTGAAGCACCCGAACAAATAGCCTATGTACAATGGTTTAGATTGCAGTACCCGGCCTATAAAGATGCTTTAATGGCCAACATGGCCGGCATAAAGCTAACGGGAACCGAGCGCCAACGATGGGCGCAAATGGCAAAGCAAAAAGCTATGGGGTTTAAAAGTGGCGTTTCTGATATTCAAATCGCAATACCAAACGAAAACTGCGTTGGCTTATGGATTGAATTCAAAAAGCCGGGAAGCACAATAAAAGACGTTACCGAAACCCAAATAGCGCATATTGATTTAATGAATAAATTAGGCCACTTCGCAACCTGGGCCGATACATTCGATAAAGCAAAGGCTATTACGCAAGATTACATGCTAACTGCTGCAAAGATTTCCTGATGTTGTTATGAAGCTTTTTGGGGCGCTTTTTTAGCATTACGGCCTGATAAAAAGTAACCCTTAGCCACTTTTCTTTACATAGGCAACGGATACCGGCCTTGAACCATTGAGCCGATTCGCGCCATGTTAATTGTCTATGCTCACCACCAATAAAAGCCAATATTTTTTCTTGCTGTTCGCCGCAAGCCGGATCGTGAAAAGCGGCCGCCAGGTTATAGCGCGGATCATAAACGCTAAATAGAATTTGAAGTAACCAGGGGATTGAGGCGCCATTAATTAAAGAGCCCGGGGGCACCTCGCAAAAATCCTTATCATTTAGCCATAACGTGAATGGCTCCGTCGTTATAAGAAAATTCTTTTTAGTGGGGTGGAACCTCATTAGAGGCTCACCAATAAAACGCGGGTATTCTAGGTCGGCCATGACGCACTAAAATCATAGTTTTCAATTTCTGAAACTGTAGTTAATGAAAAAACGATTGACTTATGCCAAAAACAAACGCTGTAAGAGTCTTTCTTTTTATTCATTAAAAGTAAATTTATTTCGTCAACGTCTACACTTAAAAGCGGCCTGATTGTGTTGTCTTTTAAAATCCAATCCGTATTGAACGCCGGGAAGTCAGGGTCTATAGTTCGCATTCTTTCTATTGTGTTATTTGTTTCTATTGCCTCCATTATGTCCCGTTGAGATTTTTTGTCACCATCAAAAATGCTTCCGTCATAAGTGAAAGGCCCCCAAAAAATGCTGTCCCTGTAGTCTGTTATCTCGCAACATTTTTTTACTATAGCTTCATCAATAGCCACTTGTTGTGGATCGTAACTATTAATGATGGCCTTAATTTCGTTATGTGTTGTGTTGGAAAAAACGCCATGATTGATAGAAACTTTTATCGTTTTTCCTGATAATGCGCAAGAATCATAGTTATCTAAATTCGCATCAATAATAGATTTTTTTATCACAAAAAAATCATGTCCGACAACTAACGGAAAATTATAACTAATCATTTTTCAGCCTCCAAAACTTCTAAAACTAAATTCCAAATTGCGGGGTCCGGTCCCGTTCCGCTAAAATTAAACTCTAACGGTACATTTTTTGCTGTCTCAACCTGAAAGTAATATTTTTGAGAAAAGCAAAATTTCTGATTTGTGCCTCTTCCGTCGCCGTCATTTCCGCCGTTGTCCTGAGGCTCTTCTCTTTGTATCTCTCCGCTAGTTCCTTGCGAAACTCCATCAATAATAAGCGTAGAAACAAAATCTGCGTTTGTTGCGTTAAGCGACCAATTATAACTAAGATCAATATAATAATTTCCTGGTTGCATGTTGGCTATTGTATAATCTACTACAGGGTGTATAGGGCTTCCGTCTATATGTATTCTGTCGTCATAAAATTTCGGAAGCGAAATTTTTAAGTCTGGCTTTCTTAATACAACTTCGCCGCTTTGAAGTATTTTAGTTTCATCATTGGATTCAACTAATACTCTTGTGTTTCCTGATTGTACGCCAGGCGAAATTACCTCACTTACAACTATGTTGTCATCATCTAAAACGTTAGTGCATCTAACTATAGTTAAGTCCGGAAGCTCTAAACTTAATCCTACGTTGGCTAAAATTCCAATTCCCGTTAAAGAAAGTTTGGTGTTGTTTGAAAATAATTTATATATGTATCTTCTTGAATTATCTGAGCCCGAAGCAACGCCCTGATCTACAACCCATATATTACCGTCATTAGCTAGAAAACCATTCCCGGTTCCAATGAACGCAATAGTGCTACCAAATGCCGAGTCATAAGAACTACCCGCAAAATTAAATGTTGTGCCTGAAAAATTATATTTATAATAAATCCCCCCGCCGGTCTGATCATAAAGCCATGCGTTATTCTCAGAGTCAAGAAACGAACCGAAAGGGCGCGCGCCTGAAAATTCCGCGATTAAATCAACATCATCACCGCCGCCGGCATAAGTATAGCTTCCAGAAGAAAAATTATATTTATATAAAACATCGGGGCCGCCGGTCCACATGTCGCCGTTAGAATCTATAAACATTGTTGAGCATTCAATAACACTTATCGAAGTTGAAAAAACAAATGTACCGCCGCCAAAAATGTATTTATATGCCGTATTGTCGAATCTGTTTGTTATCCATAAATTCCCGTCGGGGTCTATTCCCATTCCGCTTGAAGTTTGATTGCCTGGCGCGAAGTCTGTTAGCGGTATAGTTATGCCCGCATAAACTATGTTTTCGCCATCTACGTTGTATTTTTGAAGGGCGCCCGAATTCCCCAAAGTTTCGGAATTGCCTGAGATCCACAAGTTACCGTCAGTATCTAAAGCACAAGCGGACATGCCTTCAACTGACGCGGGTTGCATGTTCAATGACTCCTTAGAGTAAGTTAGCGGCGAATCGGAAGCCGAAACGGTAACGTCGCCGTCTATTGAAATATTAACCAAATTTTGTCCAACATTTTTCCAACCGTTCGGGGGAGGGTTGGTATTTCCATCAACTAAGTTTTCGTAAATTTCCGAAGGGGTTCCGTCGGTTGGATAGTAGCACCTTGCTCCACGGCTGTAAGGGAAGGGTGAGCCGCCGTTTGTTGCGCTATCAATAAAGGCGGGTACGCCTACCTCTTGATATTGCTTTAATGTTTGAGTGATTTGGCCGCTAACAGAATTATAATTACCTCTATCTATGCGCTTGCCTGGGTCGACTATGTCTTCGGGGTCTTTCGAGTAATCAGCACCAAAGCCGGTTTCATAGGAAACGTTACCGTCGCCGGGGTTATCGTCCGGAACAAGCGTATTGTCGCCATTTTCCCCAAAAATTCTTGCAAAATACTTATAAGGAAACGCCATAATTTAGGGCCCGTTAGTTACTGTTATTGCTACGCCGGACGGCTTTGGAAAAACCCCCGTTTGAATCATAGCGTCTATAACTTCTTGTGAGTGCAAAGAAATATAAACATATTCAATTGTCATGTCTAAATTATCTTTAACATAGCAAACGCCGGCGCCGTAAAGATAATCTAAAAACTCGTTTATGTTTGGTGCGGTCATATTAGTTGTAAGCGCAAAATATCTCATTCGTAAAACTTCGCGTTTCTCTTCTGGCGTTAAATTAATTATGGCGTCGGCGTCTAGTGCGAAATTATAGTTAAAAAAGTTACCCTGAAAGGGCGCAAACCCAAACGCCGGATAATCGGCGGGGCTAGGATCAACGGCCGAAAATAACGGTAAGCTCAAAATTATAGACCAAACCGAAAGTCCAAATTCGTTGCACGTTCTTAAATCGAATACATCAACTAACCAATCATTCCAAAATTGTGTATGGTTTTCCGCATACCAGGCCGCCTTTAGTGCTATTTGCTGCTCTAAATTTACGGCTTCGTTATATTGCCATGGTATAACCTTTAGCAAATCAACGGTAAAATCGAATTCTTGAATTCGTTTAATCACGTTATATTTACCGCGATATTGTTTTCTGCAAGCGTAGCGACTTCATTTATATTAATTGGGATTACGTCGGCAAGCTGCTGAACGGCTCCGGCCAACTCAAAGGGGCTAGCGTCGGCGCCGGCAACGAAACCAGGTTCTGGCGAAAGCTCACCTTCGGCGTATGTAATCATGGCTTCTTTTATGATTCTACTTGGATCAACAATAGCTGAACTTGAAAGCCTTACGTCTATTTCAACGAAAATAGGAATACTAGTAGATTTTGAAAGCTTGGCTATGTACGGGTTTGGATTTGACCCATTAACGATAGGTATTGAAATATCGCCAGTGTAAGAGGTGCCAAGTGTTTTGGCTTCAAATAAAGCCGCGCCGATTTCTGAATTTCCGCCGCCGTCAACGCAAACATAAACGGAATTTTTGGCTATTAATACGCCCTCAAAAGTAACGTCGCTCGGCGTGTCGTTGTCGTAAACAATAAGTGACTTAACGCCATTAACATTGCTTACCCTGGCTTGTATGGCGGTTACTGCTGATATTCCTTGCAAGCCTAATTGGTCGCGTCGCTGTCGCCTTCCTAGCGCGTCCGAAGTGGTAAGTGTTCCAACCTGGGCCGCCGCAACGTTATTGCATGTATTCCAACCAATAGCGCCGTCAACAATAGTCGTAATGGTGTTTGGTGCGGCCGCTGTCGCCCCAACTTCCGGCGCGTAAAAACTTATAACCACTTCGCCAGGATCAACGGCGCCAATTGTGGCCGCTGCTAAGTTGGTCCATAAAAGGCCGGCTTCGTCGCGTATATTGCGGCCCGCTGTTATAAGTGTTCCGTCAACACCGAAACAAGTAATCTCGACAACCGACTTTGTGCCTATATCTCTCTCGCCGCCTGTAAGAGCCCATATAGCATCCAAAGCAATACCGCCGGCAATGTTTGGGTTTAGTTGGTTTGCTAGCTGTACGTTGTTTCTAATAAGGCTGCGGCGGCTTTCTGTCTCGGCGTTGATTTGTACGCCTTGTTTTGTTGCGTCTGAAACGTCGAAGTCGGCCCCAAAAATAACCTTTTGTTCGTCTTCTACTTCCGTTCTCACTTCAAGAGTATCGGCAACTATAACGCCGGTATCTGTAACGTAATCATAATTAGCCATTAAATGAATCGCCTATTGTCGTTTCGCCCAAAATTGTTTCTATTGTTGATTCGTAAGATAAAACACCCGCCTTAACTTCGGCCGTAAATGATTTAATCGCCGTAACATCTTTAGTGGCTTTTAATTGTCGTCGCGCTTGGGCTTCAAAAGTCAGTATATTAAAAGAGCCGCTAAAAACATTATTTAAATACTCAACGCCCACGTTTGTTTTAAAAATTAATTCGCCTAATTGAATCCTAACATTTTCGGCGGCGCTTTGCCCTATAGCTTCTTTTCCAGTTTTATATTGTAATAATCCCGAAACGGCGTAAATATCGTTATTTTCGTTTGAAGCAAAGACTAAGCTCATTTATTCCGCCTTATTGATAATTGAACCGCTTGTTATTATGCCGGCGCTTACTATAGTTTGAACGGCCGGTATTTGTACGCCCGAAACCGTCGCGCCAAACGTGCCGATCTCAAAAGTCATTTTGGTTCCGTCGTCAATTCTCGCAATTCCTTTGGTTGCGTTAACTCCAAGCTTAACCGGGCCTTCGGTAACTATTAAAACATCATGCTTTAGCTTTATACGTTCGGCGCTCATTGATATTTTTTGCGTTCCGTCGTCGTTGCTTATCAAAAAAGCTTCAAGGTCTTCGTCGGCCAACGTGGTCAAAGCTTCCATTACGTCGGGTATGAATATGCCATTTTCAAAGGCGTGTATTCTTTTCGTTTCTGGCGGCTGTTCGTCGTAGCTTTCTAAAAAATTGGCTAAATCTCTATCGCTTGCCTTAATCCATCCCTTATCGCCAGGCTTTATGCCAAAAGAAATAGAAAAGCCGCCGCCGCCTAAAAATAGCGCGGGGGTACTTATTATTGTTCCTCGCTTTATTTTGGTTCCGTTTGTTTCCACTTGTAATATTTGGTGCTCAACGGTAGCTCTATTGTTCGCCCTATCGTAACTAATAACCTTTACGGGCAGCATATCGTCAACGCCCATTAGAAACGTTCTAAGGACCTGTACCATAGTGCTTGGTAGGTCGTTATCGGCCGCCGGGTTTTGTGTTGGTTGAGCGTTTGCCATTAATTCAATCCAAACCTAATTGCGTTTGCTGTGTAATACCACGGCAAATCTCTATTAGTTAAATGATACGTTAATTGTGCAATATAATAATCGGTATTTAATTCTGTAAATATTTTACTTTGCATTTCAAGTTTAGTCGATAATCTCACGCCTTCCGAGAATAAAAACGTGCAAAGCATGCCGGTATCGGTAACTTGAGGGCGGCCCACTATGTTGTCGGGGTTTAAAATCTTAACGGCGCTTGATTTAACGCCGTCTAGCGGCTCAATGTATAAAACTTTGTAATCTTGAAAAACTCGCATACCGTCGTATAAATCACTTAGCGCGGCAATCATTTGCGAACCGCTGCCATTAAACGAAAACCCGCCTTTTATGATTCTGTCGTCAATATTGAACGCTAAGGTTAACCCGTTGGCGTTGGCGACTGCTTGCGCCGTTGCTAGTAGTGCTTGCCCTGGTCCAATCGAAAGGCTGCTTGTTGCGTCCTGGTCGGCGTTCTCGTTGATGCATGTCATGGTGGTTACAATGTCGGGCGGCTGTGTATTCCAGGCTCTAAAAATCAAACCCTGATAAACAAGCGAATAGCCCGTTGATTCGCGGCCCGCCTCAACTCTAACTTTTGTGCGTGGCTTGGCCTTTAGGTATGGCGAAGCGTTGGTAACGATGGCGTTTGCGGTATCTTTGTTTAAGTTGGTTATTTCTACGCTACATTGCCCAACGTTGGCGCTGCCAAACTTGCTTCCAGTAACCACAATTTCTAGGTCTTCGTAATAGATGTATTCGTCGGTTTCCCCAACTTGTATACCTATTCGTAAAAGCCTAAAGTCTAAGCTCATAGCGCGGCTAACTCCGATTCGCTCAAGAAATACAATATTTGAGTTGTTCCGAATAATTCCCAGTTTGGTAATTCTTCGTTATTTATTTGCTATACGGTATCAATGGCGTTCCGTTTACTACTCGTACGCTATCAAGTAAAAGTATATCGTCGCGCGTAATCGATACCGCCAAAACGTCGCCGCATGTCACAAATTTAAGCGTGTACGTTTCGCCGTCTAACTCAACGGTTAACTCTTGGTTTGGCGTATTTGCTAAATCTATTTGTTGGCCCATTACTCCCCAAACTCCGCCGCTCTTTTATATGCGTTTAATGCCTCGTCGCCGGCGGCCTCTAGTGATGCTACGGCCGTTATTGCGCCCTGTATACCCTTTTGTATAGTGCTTGCATCGTCGGCCGTGGCGGCGGTTTCCGTGGTTATTGTTGGCGTTCCCGAAGTGGTTAAAAGCGCCTCTTTAAGTCTCAACGAAATAGGGAAGCTATTGAACATTTCTGGCATTTCTTCGTGTCCGATTCCCTCAATAAACATCTCATCATAGGCTCCGGCTTTTAAATTAACGGTTAACTGTGTGCCAGTATCTTTAAAGTTTTGAATATCTGCTATAACGTTTCTGGCGTCCAATCCGCCCAATACCAACTCCATTTCAATAACTATTGGCTCAATAATAGCATGATCAATTTGTACCGTTCCGTCTTCGCGTGGCTGCTCCATTAATACCGAATTATCAGTTACCCGCGTTCGGGCCGGGCGGGCGTCTTTGAAAACCTGCTTACTTGTCGTCGGGTCCACTATCGACACTATGTCGGTATTCCAACTAGGCAATCTAAAATTAATTAAGGCCATTTTTATTTTTCCGTATTAGTGCTGTATTGAGCGCCGAGCTTGTCTAGCTCTATACCAAATATTTTGGCCGCGTTCTGAGCTCCGTCGGTTAACTGTTTTTTCGTTGCCGTACCATTGCCGTTTATATTAACGTTAACAACTTGTTCTATTTTCGCCTGGAAGGCGTCTTGGTGTTTCTGGCTAGAAAAACTAGAAGAGTTAGCCGGCAAATTCTGCGACGTTAAAAACTTGGCGTAGGCCGCGTCGCTTGCTTCTAGCATTCGCTGATACCTAACTTCGTCGCCAACCGCTGATAATGCCGTTATAGGCGAAGAAATTGCACTACTTGCGGCACCAATAAGCCCCTCGCTCTCTATCGTGCCGGCTATTATTTGGGCGCCCGTCTGTCCCTCGTCCAATAAATCGTGCATTTGCTTAGCAAGTTGAGAGATTAATTTTATATTGTCTTGAATAATAGAAGTAAAGCCATTTAATAACCCCGTCATTTCGGGGCCAAATTCTCGCGTAAACATTTGAATTATTTTACTAACGCTTAGCATTGCGTCATTAGATGCAACCGCCAATTTTCGGCCGTTTTCAACGTCGGCGTCGGTTATATTATAAAGCCCTTGCTTCTTGGTGGCTATCTCGTCAAGGTCAGACATTCTATTGAATTGTGCGGCGTTCACTGTCGCTTGAGTTAGTCCGGCTTCCATACCAAACGTCATGCCAAGCTGTTTATTATCCGAAGCGTTAACGCGGTTAAAAAGGTCCCTAAAAACGTCGTCGGGGTTTCTAACTCGGCCGGTTAACGGGTCAATGACTTTGACGCCAAGCTTTAAAAAAGCCTCTTGCGAGGATTTATCGCCCATTTGTATATCTTGAAGCTTTCCACGAATAGCCAATAACGAATTTTCGTAGTCTTTAGCGTCGCCGGTCAGATCCTTTAAGGCTTCGCCCATTGCGTGAAAGCTTTCTATATCTTGCGAAAGGAATTGAGATACACGGCCGGCGGCCAATTGGTTTGCTGCTTGCCCGGCCATTGCTGCGAAGGCGGCGCCAAGTGTAGCCGCTACGCCTAACGCCTGGCGGCCAAGTTTTCCGGTTGAGAAAAACGACTCGCCAAGCTTGTTTGAAGCCTCGGTACTGTCGTCTATACGGCCCTCAAGCTCGTCAAGCTCTCCGCCAAACTCGTCAACTTCCTGTTTGGCTTCCTTGGCGTTAGTTTCAAACTGTATAGCAAAAACTTCTAGTATGCTTGACACTATCTACCCCCGGCTTGTTTTCGTGCGTGGTCGCTAGCTAACCATTGGTTGATTCTAGGCACTATTATTGCCTCCCACATTTTCATTACATCTTCAAAACTATAATCATGCCTTAGCTCTTTGAGGCTTGCTTGTCGCTCTCCTGTAATGACTGCTTCAATAGGGTCAATATTTTTGTAGTCAATTTGGGTAGCTCCGCCATCCATACCGTACGGTATTCGTGGAGCTTCCCAATCACTGAAAAACCCAATAACTTTTCCAGGCTTGCCGCCTCAATAGAAACCCCCACCATAAAATCGGGTACATGGTTATCGATCATAATTGGCGTATCTAAAGCAAATTCATTTCCATCGCTGTCAACAAAAACAACGTATTTATAGATAATCCAAGCTAGCTCTTGGTTTACCTTATAGTCTCCAATCTTGGGCGCGCCGGTTGTCATGTACTGAGTGCCAACCTCGCGGCCGCCACTAGCGTAAGGGATATGGCCTATATAATAAACGTGGCTCTTTCCTTTCTGGTCTAAAATTGTGTGCTTTTCTGGTCTAAGTAAATTATCTATAGCTGACATTGTAAAATTCCACCCCTGAAACTTGATTAATAAGAAATACTAATACCACCCTCGAAACAATACCCGGCTTTCGGGGGTGGTCGAATGACGCCGAAGCGCCGCCGGGTATTGATTGTGTTTAAGTGCCTACTTTATTCTCAAAGTTGAAAGCATAAACATTAGTTTTTAGTCGGCCATCTGCCGAAACTGATCTAGCAACAATACCGCTTACTAACGCGCCGCCCGAAAGGGTTGTTGTTTTTCCGTCTGGGTAGCTGATAACGAAAGTAAATTCATCCTCAATAGACTGCTTGCCGCGCCCAACTCGATTGGCTTCTAATAACTGGCTTAAAAGCTCGTCGTCGTTGCTTCCAGGTATAACAGCCAATACGCATGGTATTTGGTTTGCTTGAGCCCACGCAATCAAATCGCCATTAAGGCCCATTTTGGTTGCCGCAATCGTAAGCGTTGGTATGTCCATTGGGTCTACATCATCAGCAAAGCGCGTGATAGTGTGGCCACCTGGAACCGATTTAGAGGCGCGAAGCCTAACTTTTAGGCCGAAACCCGAAATATTTTGCATAGTGCAATACCCCTTTAAATTAGTATGTTTTTACCAACAACGCTTCGGATAACGTCATTTTTTGAATAGATCAAAGTATACTCAACGCTAAACTCGGTAATGCTATCAACGATTTCGCTTACCACTTCGGCCGTAATCCAATAGCCCGACGTTTGCACCTGAAGCCATGCAATAGAGCTATTTGAAAGCTGCTTAATTACGAGCTTTTGTTCGTCGCTTAATATCTTACCAACACTAATAACGCCATTATCAAGCGCGCCACCTATAGTGTTTTGAGCCTGAGAAAGCATTATAGCGTTGCCTTCCTGGTCGGCCGGCACATAAGCAAGCAATAAAAACGCCGCCATAAAGTCAACACCAAGCGAAGCCTTTAGCCATTGTTCGTTGGCATAGACTCCCATATCTTGTGCGTCGGTGGCCGTTCCTTGTAAATATCCCTTTTGGAAAAATGAGATATTCGCGCCGTTCTTTTGAGTAACGCCGTAATAGTTGCTATTGATTCCATTGTAAAAATCGGCGTCGACCTTGTTGTCAACGTTAGCAATAAAGCCGCTGTGTATTTGGTACATGAAATTCTGTACCGCGTCTTCGGCGTCGTAATCAGTAGCCGACATAATGGCGGCGGGTAGCATTTCTAGGTATTTATACCCCGAAACCAAGTTGCGAATCATTAAGCCTATGCCGCCTATATCTTTTACTTGGTCTTGTGCTGCCGCCAATGCTGATTTAGTGTCGAAACCAACGTAATACTGGTAAGCGTTCTTTTGTGTAGCGTTCCACTCCGCAACAAGCTTTATGGTCGCCGCGTCTAGCTCTTCGGTATACATAAAAGAGCCAAGATTGTTAGAAATTTCAATTGATTCGCTTATTGCCTCGACGGCCGTTTGACCATCGCTGCCAACTTCATAAATGGCGGCGCTTGTTAGGTCCCAACCAATAGCGGTAATGGTCGAAGTCGTAACCGAAGTAATTGAATAATCTGTATTAACATCCGTACTAAAAATAAAATGATCTACAGACCAAACAACCGTAGATGTATCAAATTCGGTTGTACCGGCGGCGGCGGCTCTTATGTCGGCCTGTAAAATAACGGCCATAGCGTCTTCATCTACGGCGCCGCTTAGGTCGATAGTGGTTGGATTTGAAACAACGTTATTTACAACAATTTCAAGGCTTCCGGCGGTTATTGCTTGTAGTGTTGCTAGGTCGTCGGTTGTTGCTTCGTCGCCTGTAATTGTTGAAGGTGTCGGGCTATCCTCCCATAATACATAGCTGATATTTGCCGGCGTGGTTACGTTCTTACTTTGAAATGTAAAGTAAGGTAGCGCCATTAAATACTCTTGCGAAGCGGTGCCGAAAAAGTCGGCTATGTCGTCAAGATCATTAAATACCCGAACAACGCCGCCCGGTAAGTCTTGGTTTTTAGTTACAATACGCGCCATTAAATCAATATCAGGTATAACGGCGGCCCCGGCCACGGCCGAATCTATATCAATATAATTACTAAATGGAATAGGCATTTTTTGAAACCTCTATACTCTGTTAATGTTTAAAATTACACCCGTTAACTTTTCAACCGTAAAGGCAAGTGTCTTAGTGTATGTTAGCTTAAAATCAAACGTTGGCGAATTTAGATAGTCGTCTTTGTCGCCAGTAAAAAAGCCGGGTCTTACCACGCTTATTCTCTCGATTCCTAATCCGACTTCTTGCATTTTTAATACTGAGTAATCAGATTGAAGCCACTGTAAGGCCATTACCGCTAAATCATCTGAAGTTAAAACGCCCTCAATTGATAAATCATCGTTTACCGCTGCCAATGATGATACTTGAAAAGTGGGGGCCATCATAGTGTCGCTTGAAATGTCGAAATTGTCGTTGGCTTCGTTATATTCTGTTCGTTGCCCGGTCCAACCATATTGGGCGTTCATAGGCTTAGCAATGTAAACGGCGTTTTTTGAGTTAGCGCCCTGGCTCGAAGGTTGGTAGCCTTGCTCAACTTCGCAATCGGCGCCCATGTGAGTAAAGCCCTCGTTAAGCAACGCTATAAAAAATACAAATAAATCATAATCTTTCATGCTGCAACCGCTTTCAATTGATTTACACCCGCCACAATACTTGCGGGCTCGTCAATGATCGTTAAAGGGGAAGGCGTGGCGGCTCTGTCTGTTATTGTGCCGGCGCTTTGAATTAGATAGGTAAATACATCAACAACGCTTGCGATTGCCGTTGACGGCGTATAATCAAGCTCTAGCGTACCGTCTATATAAAGTTGCAATGTTACGCCGTCGGTAGCTAGGCATAATTCCTGGCTTACATAAGAAATATTGATTGGCCCGATTAATTCGGCGGCCACAAAATTACCAATATTAATATCTATGTCGCCGGTAATAGAATTGTTTATGGTTATTTCGGCGGCCAATGAATCCGAAAGGGCGGCGCTTGTTTCTTCTGAAAAATCTATTTCATCAACAAACCCGGCCAAATAGCTTTTAGCATCCTGGAAGGCGTCTACATCAATAGAAAAATAAACGCCATAAATTAGCCCGTCTTGCGGCCTCAAGTCATTAAACCACGTTACGGGCTCGGCTTCTGTTGAGCTTGCCGTTAATTGGCCCGTAAAATTATTGTCTGTTCGCGTCATGCCTTTAGTGTTGGCAAAACTGGCGGTCTTGGTTGGCGGCGTGTCATGTAGTCTAACCATTACGCATTGGGTCCAACCGTCGATTGGCTGCCAAACGGTATCTTTTACCACTTGCCATAGCCCGCCGTTATATTCCATTAAATCGCTCGGCCTATCCCTATCAATGGCTTTTATGCCGGTAGTGGTGTAAACCTTAATATATTTTTTTTCAAAAGATAATTTATACTGCTTGTACATGCTTCGCTGTACGGCTTGAATGCTTCCGCTTGTTAAAATAGCCGGGCGAAAGTAGGGTATTAAAACGCCGTCCGGTCGCTTTACGTTCCGGTAAAATTCCAGGTAATTAAATGGCGTCGGCTTAATATGCTTTAAGGCCGCGCTTAATATATTTGAGCCTGGTGTGCTAATTTTAATTCGCCTCTATTTTATAAGTTACTGTGCTAATCATTTGCGAAGTATCAATAAGCGGCTTAGTTAATAGGCCGGTTGTCGCTGTGTCGGCCATTTTATCCTTTCTGGCTGCTATGGTGGATGGCGCAAGGGGTGGCGACTTAACCGCCCTTATTCCATCTTGTATGCCGCCGCGCGCGTCTTCGCCAAGCTTAGTTAAAAACGACTCCGGCGTTTCCGCCTCGTTTAATATGGCCTTCGCGCCGTGTTCCCACATCCAACGCCAACGCGCATGATAGGCCGCCATTGTTGGCCGTATAAATGATCTTTGCGGTACGCCTAGCCCGTATTCATGTTTGGCCGCAACCGTGGCCACTGTGTTTCCGTTCTCGTAAGCGTTACCCTCAAACCAACCAATTTTTAAATCTAGGTTATCAAGTAAAAATAAATTATTAAGGCCATTCGCGCTAGATTTTATAACCTGGCGCGTAACCTTAGCCATTACCTAAACGCCGCTCTAAATGCGCCACAACCGGTGCTATAAGTCGAATAAATACCACGCGCGCCAAGTACCGAAAGCTTAGCGCTTAGCAACGTGCCAAACGCCGTAGAATTCAACCACCATGCGTACATGCTTTTTTCACTGGCCGGCGGTGGGACCATTGTTATAGATACTTCGCCAACGGTTGTCGACTTAACAATAGTGGCCGCTTCGCCTGAAATGGTCATTAAGTTAATGGTGTATAAATGGGCGGTCATTAGATTCCAAGCGCAAACCCAACACGCGCCGCTTAAATATTCGCCTTCATTGATATAGCAAAGCGCCATATCACCGTAAGCCGTAACCACTTCGTCGGGCATATTAGCCGCGCTAAACTGTGGGTAATCGTCCGCCGGGAATTGTGCGCGAAAGGCTGCTATATCAATAGACACTTAAAACCCCTAAATTTCGCCTGGTATATCTTTACCGGTTGAAACGCTAATCTTTTCTCCCGTTGCCGCCTTAACTTCCGTTTCGCTAAGTGGGGCGCTTGGGTCGTTTCTCTCTAGGTTGGAGCTTGCAAACTCGTCCACTTTCTTTTGGTCGGTACTGCCTTTTTCTTCAATAACCAAGTATTTGTTTTCCATGTGAATTTTAGCGCAAGAAATTTCGCATAAAACCTCGGCCTCTTCGGCACTAATTGGCGTAACAACACCTTTTGGCGTAATCATATTGGTTTTATTCATCACGCCCGCCTTACCTGCAATGCGAACTTCGGCCAAAAGTGGGCCCGGTTTTTTGCCGCCTCTATACTCTATGGGCTTCCCGTATAGCCTATAATATTGATCGCTTGCTAATGTGCTATATGCGTAAAGGGTTTTAGCTTGAGTGCTGTGAATTGAACCTTTGACCGTTCCAAAACCTTCAATATTTTTTTTATCAGACATAATAATTTTCCTAATTCCACCCCGGAATTTATTGATACTTGTATTTAACTTTGAATAGATGGCCCCCAACTAGGGGGCCACTTTTTACAATGGGCTAAAGCCCTGTCTTACGGTGCTTACGAGATACCACTTGCGCGATATACCGCGTATGCACGTTTAAGAAATGCGCCTGACGTTGCGTTACTGTACGCCTCGCTATAGCTTTTTTCTTGTTGGTTAACGCCTAAAGTTTTAAATTTAGTCGGTACAACTTGAACCCATGTGCGGCTGTCGTCGCTTCCGCTATCCTGAACCGATTCCGCGTACATGTAGAATACGCCGACGCCGCCATTTGCGGTGTTAAGCTCCGGCGCCGAAGTAACACGGCATTTTGGATATGCTTTTTTAAGCCAATCACCAACACTAACCGAAAAGTCGGTTACTTGCTCCAGGTAATCAACCGCGTTTGTAGCAACGGCTAACGTGATCATATCCGCTTTAGGGTCGACACGTTCGCTAGATTGCGTTCTTAATGTTTGGAAGCCAACCAAAAGATCGTTTTTAATCTCTTGAAAGTCTTTAGTAGACCACTGAGGCGTACCACCCGCGCCATCTGCAACGGTAACGTAAGCCGGCAAATTTGGATCGTTTAGAAAGCCATAAGTACGGTTTGCGCCGCCATTGAAGCCGTTAAAACCAACGCTATTACGCAATATTTCAAGCTCACGCGCCGCGCCGCCTCGTTTGGATTGTGCCGCATCAACTCGAACTTTTGCCGCGCGTGCTTGCTCAAGTGATCCAACCGTAATACCCATTTCGTAACGAACAATATTGCGCGTCTCGAATTCTAGATTCCAATCTGATTGGTTGGTGTTTCCGTAGTCAGTGTAAAGGGTAGCTGTGCCCATTACTTCTTGTACGCCCTGCACAACCTGCTCGTCTTCCCAATCGCCCTGGTTGGTGATACCAATCAAGTCGTCAATACGGCGAACCGCTGTTATGATTTCAACGAAACCAGGTAGCCAAGCTTGCAAGAACTGAACTGGCGACGCAATAGAGCCCGTCGTTGTCGGTGCTTGTAGCGCGCTATCTTGGCCCATTGCTTCGTGCATTGAATTAACTTGGCGCATCATTGCATCAATGTGCGAAGCCTGTAGGTTTATGCCGTAATTGCAAAGGTGGTCGTAAGCCTGGCAAACCGCCTGTATTTGCGCGTCGCCTGTCATTACAACCGGGGCAACCTCGCGCGGTGTAAAATGTGAACGTTCAATAGTGTTATACATATTTTTAATACTCCGAAAAGCTAAGGTTTAAAGGTAGCGCTTAGCCGCCCATTTGCATGATTGCCAAAACGCCGTTAGCTGTTGAGCCTTCAACGTTATTTCGTACTACAACGCCAACCGGTACGGCCTGGTATGTCGTCGCCGCATCTAGCGCCGCCTGATCTACGAAGGCGCGTAATGTGCCGTCAGCAATCAAAGAGCCAACCAACCAACCGATACGCGGATTACTCGCATTAACATTAGTCAGATTAACTAATACGCCCGAAGTCATGGTTAATAGTTCAATATTAACGTTATTGGCTAGCGTCAACGTTGGCGCTAGTGGTCCGTCTGCCGCCGTACCGTAAGAGGCGTAAGCCTTAGCATTCGCAAGAATACCCGCTAAAACGTCGCCTTGGGTAGTGTCGCCAACTGTAACCTCTAGGTCACTATCTGCAACATGATAAGCGGCGCGGCCGATTACGTTTTTCGCTGCGTCGGTTGACGCCAAAATACCTGGTTGGCCGCGTTGCGGGCCATTAATCATAATGTCGCCAACAACGCCAACCGCTTGATTTATATTTACTGAAGTTTGCATTTTCGTTTATCTCCGAAAAGTTATTAAAAGAGGGGCGTTAACCCCTCGCGGTTTTAGTTATTAGCCGGCTTTAAATATGCCGTCGATAACGTTGTGATTTGCTGAAGAGTTGCCGCTACCACCAGGTAAAGCGCTATCCATTGAAACGCGAACGGTGTTACTAGGCATTTTATCTAGAGCGTTAAGCGTAGCCGTTAAAGATACTAGCTCTTGGCCGTCTTCACACTCAACGCTCAAGCTTGCATGGTCGCAACCGTAGTGGGCGACTTGCTTAGTGGTCATTGTCGAATGATCAAAAGCGCCGGTATATTTAGAAACGCGGGCCGCTCGTGCGTCGCGCTCTCCGATAGATTGCATTATTACGCCGCTATCCATTGATTCGCCTTGCGCCTTAATGTCGGCCGCTTGACTGTCGATTGTTTTTTGCATTTGCCCAAGCTTGCTGTCGAAACCATCTTTAAGCTCGCCAATAGCCGCTAAAACTTTGTCGTCGCTATCGCCGGCCGATTTAGCGGGCTTCGCGGCTTCTTTTTTCTTGCCTTCGGCGTTCATGCCGTCGCAATTGTAACCATCCTTGTCGTAGCCGTCTTTGTCGTAACCTTCCGCGTTAAACTTAGGCATTTCGGCAACGTTATCAGTGCCTATAATTGCCTTTAGGTCTTCAACTTCGGCCGAATCTGAAGCATAAGCCGCCGTTAATCGTATGCGGTCTGCTTCTGATGTTGCCGAGTCCATACCTATAAATTCAGCATGCGAAGCAGCGGCCGTTGCGATGGCACCCGGCAAAGCTTTTTTAGCCTGTCTAATATTTTTCTTCATAATGTCCACTATCTCCAAACTATCGTTTGTTAAAATTGATTCTTGATCT